GGCGCGATGCGCGACTGGCTGGTCATTGGTTGCATCGAGAAGGACGAAGCCCTGGCCACGGATCTGACCAGCGTCGAATACTGGTACACGGTCAAGGATCAGGTGCAACTCGAAGCCAAGGACGACATGAAAGCGCGCGGGCTTGCAAGTCCGGACGATGGCGACGCCCTGGCCCTCACGTTCGCCGATCCCGTGCCCGAGCATGCGCCACCGGACGACAAGCAGCCCGCAGCGGTACGCAAACGCCGAACAGAGCACAACCCTTACGCGTAGGGCGTGCACATGCCCGGGGCCGGGGGGCCGACATTGCGGGCATGAACACCGAGCTGCAGATCGTTGACCCTGTGCACATGCTGGCCGGCACGCCCGACCCTGACGCAGTGCGCACCCTGGAGGCGCATCTCCTCGATCTGCCGCAGGTGGACCTCGGCACAAAAACCGTTTTGTTTGGGGGCATGTCCACGCGCTACGGGCTTATCCCCGCGGGGACGCTGCTTACCGGCGCACTGACCAACATCGACAACGTGTGCGTGGTGTTTGGCGACATCACGGTCACCACCGACGAGGGCACGGTGCGGCTTACAGGGTTCCACGTGCTGCAAGCCAAGAAGGGCGCAAAGCGCGCCGGGGTGGCACATGCGGATACCTACTGGGCCACGGTGCACCGCACGGACCTTACCGACGTGCAAGCAGTGGAAGACGAGATGACTTGCGAGTCCTCGGCCCTGCAAACGCGGCGCGAGGGCATCCACTATGCCCCGCCCAGTGAGTTGCCGGGTGCCGACGTGAGCCCCGCCGATTGGCGCGAGGGCATCGACTACGCGACCCTGGAGGCCTGAGCATGTTTGGAGTATCTGCCGTCACTGTCGCCGCGGTTGCCGCCGGGGCTTACGTTGGCTATCAGGGCTATCAGGCCAACAAGTCCAACCAGCGGCAACGCGCATATCAGAACGCTGCTACCAAGCGGGCGGCCGCTGACGCCGACATGGCAGACCAGGCCAACAACAAGGCCAACGCCAAGACGCCCAACATTGCGGCACTGCTGGCAGCGAATCAGTCCCCGGGCGGCGTCGGTTCGACCATGCTGACCGGGCCGGGGGGCGTTGACACAAGCAAGCTGACCCTGGGCCGCAACACCTTGCTGGGGGCCTGATGGACAACATCGAGCAGCGCACGGACTATCTCAAGCGGTGGGCGGCCCTCAAGTCGGAACGCTCGACGTGGGACGCGCATTGGAAAGACCTGTCTGCGCAGTTCATGCCGCGCGCCGGTCGTTTCCAGACCACCGACCGCAACCGCGGCGACAAGCGGCACAACGACATCATTGACAACACGGGCCTGCTGGCCAAGGGCACGCTGGGCTCGGGCTTGATGGCCGGCATGTCCAGCCCGGCCCGCCCGTGGTTCAAGATGGCCACGCCCGACCAGGACCTCAACAAGTACGGTCCCGTCAAGCTGTGGCTGGATCAGGTCACCAAGCAAATGCTGCGGGTGTTCCACAAGTCCAACGTGTACCGGGTTCTGCACACCGGGTATGAGGAACTGGGCGTCTTCGGATCCTGGACCTGCATCAACCAGCGCGATTACCGCAACGTCATCCACCTGCACCCCATGACCATCGGGGAGTTCTGCGTCGCCACGAACTGGCGCGGTGAGGTGGATTGCCTCTATCGCGAGTTCGAGGTGACGGTGCGCCAGATCGTGGTCGAGTTCGGACTGGAGAACTGCAGCAACACGGTCAAGGGCCTGTACCAGCGCAAGATGCTGGACGCGTGGGTGCCTTTGCTGCACTGCATCGAACCCCGCTATGACCGCGACCCCACCAAGGTGGATGCGCTCAATATGCCGTTTGCCTCGATCTACTACGAGCGCGACAGCAACAACGGCAAGCCGCTGCGGGTGTCGGGCTACAAGAAGTTCCGGGGCCTTGCTGCACGCTGGGCCGTGGCCGGTGGTGACGTGTACGGGCACAGCCCCGGCATGGACGCCCTGGGCGACTCCAAGCAACTGCAGCACCAGCAACTGCGCAAGGGTCAGGGCATCGACTACATGGTCATGCCCCCAGTGCAGGCGCCCAAGGGCTCGGTGATCGACACGCTGCCAGGCGGCACGTCCTACGTGGACATGGCCGGGCCGGGTGCGGGCATCCGCACTGCGTTCGACGTGAACCTGCGCCTGGACTACCTGCTGGCCGACATCCAGGACGTGCGCGACCGCGTGGACAAGGCTTTCCACACCAATCTGTTCCTGATGTTGGCCAACAGCACGAACCCGCAAATGACCGCCACCGAGGTGGCCGAGCGGCACGAGGAAAAGATGCTGATGCTGGGCCCCGTGCTTGAGCGCTTGACCAGCGAGCTGCACGTGCCACTGATCGACGACACGTTCGACGCCCTGCTGGAAGCGGGCGCGCTGCCCCCGCCCCCTGATGAGTTGCAGGGCATGGACTTGAATGTCGAGTTCGTCAGCATGCTGGCCCAGGCCCAGCGCGCCATTGCCACCAATGGCGTGGACCGATGGGTCGCCAACCTCGGCCAGGTCGCGGCCCTCAAGCCCGAGGTACTGGACAAGCTGGACGCGGACCAGTGGGCCGACGAGTACGCCGACATGCTGGGCGTGAGCCCTTCGATCATCGTGGCCGACGAGAAGGTGGCCATTGTGCGCAAGGCACGGGCCCAGGCCGCGCAGGCACAGGCGCAGGCCGAGCAAATGGCGCAGGCCAGCCAAACGGCCAAGAACATGGGCCAGACCCCCACCGATGGCGGGAACCTGGCCAGTGACGTGATGGGACTTTTCAGCGGATACGGCACGCCCGTGGGAGCTTGACATGCTGGTGAACATTCTTCAGACCTTTGACGACGCCAATGGCAAACGCCGATTCGCCGGCGAGAACCCGGACGTGGACCCCGCCATCGCGCGCCAGTGGATTGCGGACGGCAAGGCATCGGCGGACCTGGGTAACACCCAAGACAGCGAACTTAACCGAAGCCCCACGGCTGGCGGCGCCATCCCCGCGGTAATCATCGGCGATAGTTTCGGCGCGCAAGAGTGGACGGTGACAAGTTCGCAAAGCACGCACAACGCAGCGGGGCTTTTTTCCACGTTGAACGGCTGGCTTGGCAGCCCGTTCGACATCGTTGCGGATCTAGCCACATCGGGGTACACGACAACGCTGTGGGCCTCACAGGTTGACGCTGCGGCTGCGTACTCACCGAGGGCGTTATTTTTGTTTTGTGGGTACACGAACGACATCGCAACCGGCGTCAGTTCCGACACCATCATCACAAACCTGAAAGCCGCGTACGCCAAGGCTGCGGCCATGGGGTGCCGCGTGTATCACGCCACGAACGTGTCGGCCACATTGGCCGGGTACTTCGACACCTACGCCAAGCGCTCCGAGTTACAAAACGTGTATGAGTGGGTTACTACCCAAGCGGAAAAAACATATCCGAACGTCACGGTAATCGACGCCTACAGCGCATACACGGACCCCGCTAACGGCCAGCCTGCAACAAACGCAACAACCGACAACCTGCACCCCAATGACTATGGGGTGAATCTAATTCTGCCGACGGCGTACGCCAAACTGTACGCACAAGGGCTCGGCCGTGCACATGGGTTTGGTCAGTACGAGGATTACCGCAACCTTCTGGTGACACCCGCAGCGAAGGGCGCAGGCCTGGGAGGAGGCACATCGTCCGCGTATTTTGGCAACGGCACCGGCGGCATCAATGGCGGGTCCGTTACCTCGGGCTGGCAAGCGTCGAACGAGTATCAAGGTGCAGTAAACGGCACTTGGTCCGTAGTGGTGCGCACAGACGGGCCGCGGGGGTCGTGGTCCCGTATCAACGCGGCCAGTGGCGTGAGCAGTGTCGGCCTGGCTCAATTCTTGAAGTACGGTGCCGCGGGCAACACCGCTTGGTCTGCCACTGCCGCGAAGACGGCGAACGTCAACGCCGTCGTCCCGACGGTACCCAACGGGTTCATCTACTGGGCCCTGACGTCTGGCAACACGGGTTCAACGCAACCGGCATGGCCAACCAAGGCTGGCCGCACAGTGGTCGACGGCGGCGTCACGTGGGTGGCACAGGCCCTGCCGTATGCCGGCGACAAGGTGCGCATGCGCATCGAGTTCCGATTCCCGAACGCGGCATCTCAAAAGGGCAACTACACCATCAAACTGGCCACAGCGGGCGTTGCGTACACCGTGGGGTCTGCCTGGAACCAAGCCACGTCTGGGCACCCAAACCTACCATCGAACAATGTCGTGTTTGAGACGCCAGACTTGACCATGCCGGCGGGCGCGGTGAACGAACTATCTGTCAAGGTGTTGCTAAACGCAAACGGCGGCACGGCGCTCGACATGGACGTCGGTCGCTGCCTAGTGTGGGTTAAGGGCCGAGCAGCGGGGTCCACGTACTCGCTGTAGGCCGTGCACATACCCACGCGCAAGCGCAGCACAGTGCGCACGTGAACCGAGCAAACGCCACCGACCAGTCAAGCATCGAAGCCACCCGTGCGGCGCAAGCCACGCAGGACAAGCTGGCGATGCAGAACGACATCGAGGACGTGCGCCGGTTGATGGGCAGCAAGTGGGGGCGCCGATTCGTTTGGCGCCTGCTCAGTAAGGCCGGTGTCTTTCGACCTTCCTTCAATGTCAACGCCATGACCATGGCATTCAACGAGGGATACAGGAAGTTCGGCACTGAACTGCTTGAGCAGATCCACCTGCATGCACTTGAACTGCACGATCAAATGGTGAAGGAAAACACCGGTGACCGTTGAAACGACAACCCAGCCGAGCGGCGCACACACAACTGAGTCCGCACCGGCCACGAGCACAGACACGAGCGCACCGGCTTCGGCCACACCCGCGCAAACGGCTGACGCTACGCCTGCACAGACCACCCCGACCGCTGACCCCGCAACCCCGGCCACTACGGACGGCAAACCTGCGGAAGTCAAGCCACAAGGGGCCCCTGAAGCGTATGACCTCAAGGCGCCGGAAGGCGCCGCGATGGACGACGCGGGGATCGCGGCTTTTGCCGAGTTCGCCAAGGGTCAAAACCTGACGCAGGAAGCCGCTCAATCCATGCTCGCAACGCTGGCCCCCGCAATGGCCAAGCGTGCGCAGGACCAAGTGGCTGCAGTACACGCTCAGTGGCTTGCTGACACCAAGGCCGACAAGGAGATCGGGGGCGACAAGCTCGACGAGAACCTGGCCGTGGCGAAGAAAGCGCGCGATGCGTTCGCTACCGAAGGATTCCGCGACTTCCTGGAGCAGACCAAGCTGGGCGACCACCCGGAAATGGCCCGGTTCCTGATCCGCGTTGGCAGGGCCATGAGCGAGGACTCGCTGGTCACGCCGGGCGGCGGCAAGAAGACGCCGGAGATGTCGGCCGCGCAACGCATGTACCCCAACATGAACCCCTGAACAGGAGCAGTAAATGGCTGTCTTGTCTACTGGCCAGTTGACTCTGGCGGATATTTCCAAGCGCATGGGCCCCGACGGCAAAGTCGATCCCGTTGCAGAACTGTTGAGCCAGCAAAACGATATCCTCGAGGACATCGTGATGGTGGAGTCCAACGAACCCACCAGCCACCAGGTGACGGTGCGCACGGGCTTGCCCGCCGTTTACTGGCGCGCATACAACCAGGGCGTGCCCTCCAGCAAGTCCACCACCGCGCAGGTCAAGGAACCGATCGCGATGCTGGAAGCCCGCAGCCACATCGACGCCAAGCTGCTGACCCTCAACGGCAACAGCGCAGCGTTCCGCCTGTCTGAAGAATCGCCCTTCATCGAGGCCATGGGCCAAGAAGTCGCCGGCAAGATTTTCAACGGCAACGTGGGCTCGGACCTCAAGACCTTCACGGGCCTGGCCACCCGCTACAGCTCGACCAGTGCGGGCAACGGCGGCAACGTGATCCTGGCCGGTGGCTCGGGTGCTGACAACGCATCCGTGTACCTGGTGGTCTGGGGCGAGCAAACTGTGTTCGCGACCTACCCCAAGGGTTCGCGCGGCGGTCTGCAGAACCGCGACCTGGGCGAGGAATCGGTGCAGGACGCGAACGGCAACTGGTATCAGGCTGCCCGCTCCCTGTTCCAGCAGGACATTGGCCTGGTGGTCAAGGACTGGCGCTACGTCGTGCGCATCGCCAACATCGACGTGTCCGACTGGATCGGTGTCACCGGCACGCAAGCCTCGTCTGCCGCGACCAACCTGACCAAGTTGCTGGTGCGTGCTATCGCTCGCATCCCCAACTTCAACATGGGCCGCGCTGCCTTCTACTCGAACCGCTCTATCCGCGAGGGTCTGATGATCCAGGCGCAGAGCAAGTCGCAGACCGTGCTGTCGATCGAGAAGGCCACCACGCAGTTCGGTCAGACCATCAACCAGTTGTCTTTCCTGGGCATCCCCTTCCGTGGGGTCGACCAGCTGGGCATCGCTGAAACCCTCGTTTCTTGATCGGAGGCACCACCATGATGCTCGACGCACTCCTCAACCTGTCCAGCGCGCAGGCTGTCACCGCTTCGGCGGTGTCCACCAACACGATCGACCTGTCCGTCGCCCGCGATGCGGGCGTGGGCAGCGATCTGTACGCGGTTTTTGGTGTTGACACCACTGCCACCGCAGCCGGTGCCGCTACGGTCACCTTCCAGGTGATCACCTCGGCCAACTCGAACCTGTCCAGCCCCACGATCATCGGCAGCACCGATGCCATCCCCAAGGCTGACCTGGTGGCGGGCCGCGCGCCTATCTCGATCTGCCTGTCACCGCAGGCCCTGTCCTCGCTGCCCCTGGGCCAGCGTTACCTGGGCGTGCAGTACACGGTGGCCACGGGCCCACTGACCGCGGGCGCGTTCACCGCGTACATCACCGACACCGAAGTCACCGGCACGAAGTCCTACGCCAGCGGCTTCACCGTTGCCTAACAGGAGCTGACACATGGCTGAAAAGAAGCAAGTCCTCGAAGCCCCGTTCGAAGTCGTGGCCGACAAGCTGTGGCATTCGACCGAGTGCCGTTTCTATGTCAAGGGCGACACCATCATGCTGCCCGCAGACATCAAGCTCACGCCTGACAGTTCGGTGCAGCCGATCAAGAAGGCCAAGGCCGTCGACAAAGACCTGGCCTGATCTCTTCGCAGTGGGAAGTACTGAGGGGGCTGCGGCCCCCTCTTTTCTAGGGGCCGCGCATGGCAAGCGATACCGACATCTGCAACCTGGCACTAAGCCACCTGGGTGACGAGGCCACCGTGGTGACGATCGACCCGCCCGAGGGTTCGCCACAGGCGGACCACTGCGCGCGGTTCTACCCCATCGCGCGGGATTCGGTGCTGCAAATGATGGCCCCGAGTTTCGCGACCCGTCGCGCCAGCATGGGCCTGCTGACATCCCCGACTGCGGCATGGACCTATGCGTACGCCAAGCCCTCGCAGTGCTTGCGTGTGCTGGCCGTGTTGCCTGCTGACGCCACCAGCGACACCGTGGACGCCTTGGGCACCGTGCCCCGGGAGTACGCCCTGGAGTCCCTGGACGACGGCACCGAGGTGATCCTTACCAACGAGCCCGATGCGGTCATCAAGTACGTGGTGCGGGTAACCGACACCGCGAAGTTCTCGCCCCTGGTCATCACTGCCATCTCGCACCAACTGGCGGCCGCGCTCGCCGGGCCCGTGCTCAAGGGCGACGCAGGCCGCGCCGAGGGCAAGGCGCAGCTGCAGCTCGCAGCCGCATGGATGGCCAAGGCCAACGTGTCGGACGCCTCGCAGCAAAAGACCAGTCGCGAGTTCACCCCCAGCTCTGTGCAGGCCCGTCGATGAGCAACGTGCGCAGCTTCACCCGTTCGTTCTCCGGTGGGGTAGTCACCCCGGAATTTTGGGCGCAGATCGGTGACGCCAAGTTCCAGACCGGACTGGCCAAGTGCCGCAACTTCGTCACCTTGCCCCACGGGCCCGCGGCTAATCGCCCCGGCACCCAGTTCGTGCGCAAGGCCAAACTGGGCGACACCGGCGTCGATGTGCGCCTGATCCCCTTCGAGTATTCAGTCACGCAGACCCTGGCCCTTGAGTTCGGCGCCGGGTATATCCGCTTTCACACGCTGGGCGCCACGGTGCTCGCGGGTAGCCCGGCAGCCTACAACGGGGCGACGGCGTACACAGTGGGCAAACTGGTGTCGTCAGGCGCCACGAATTACTACTGCATCGCCCCGACCACGGGCAACGCACCCCCCAATGCGGCGTACTGGTACCCCCTGCCAAGCGACGCCTACGAGATCCCGACGGGCTACGCGCAGGGCGACCTGTTCGACCTGCATTTCGTGCAGTCGGCCGACGTGCTGACCATCACGCACCCGAGTTACCCCGTGCGTGAACTGCGGCGACTAGGCGCCACCGAGTGGACCCTGGTCGATGTTTCTTTCGCCCCGAGCATCCTGGCCCCCACCGGCACCGGGGGCACGGCCACCACGGCATCGGGCCCCTATCGCGACTACAAGTACGTGATCACGGCAAAGAACGAAGCGGGCGAGGAGTCCGTGGCGTCCGCAGTGGTCACGCTGAACAACAACCTGTTGAGCACCGGGGCCTACAACGATGTCACGTGGTCGGCGGCCACGGGTGCAGTGCGCTACTCGGTCTATCTGCAAAGCAATGGCCTGTATGGGTACATCGGCGAGACCGATGCGCTGACCTTCCGCGACGACAACATCACGCCGGACCTGTCCAAGACCCCGCCGATCAACGACAACCCGTTCGGCAGCGCGGGCAACTACCCCCGGGCGGTGTCTTACTTCGAGCAGCGCCGGGTGTTTGCAGGAACCACGAACAAACCACAGAACCTGTGGATGACGCGCACGGGCACCGAGTCGAATCTGAACTACTCGATCCCGACCCGGGACGACGACCGCGTGGCGTTTCGGATCTCGGCGCGGCAGGTCAACACCGTGCTGCACGCGGTGCCCCTGGTGAACCTGGTGCTGCTGTCCAATGCGGCCGAGTGGCGCGTGTCCTCGGTGAGTTCGGACGCCATCACGCCCACCAGTTTGTCGGTCAAACCGCAGTCATACGTCGGCTCCAGCAACGTGCAGCCGGTTGTCGTCAACAACAATATCCTGTTTGCGGCGGCTCGCGGCGGGCACCTGCGCGAGATGGCCTATGACAACAACGCGGGCGGTTATGTCACGGGGGATCTGAGCCTGCGCGCACCCCACTTGTTCGCGCGGCGCACGATCAAGGACATGGCCTATTCCAAGGCCCCGTTCCCCATCGTGTGGGCAGTGAGCAGCAGCGGGCGCCTGCTGACAATGACATACATCCCCGAGCAGCAGATCGGCGCATGGCACTACCAGGACACCGGCAACGGGGACACGTTCGTGTCAGTGTGCGTGGTGACCGAGGGCGATGACGATGCGGTGTATGTGGCGGTCAAGCGCACGATCGGGGGCAACGTCAAGACCTACGTGGAGCGGTTCGCGGCACGCCAGTACCCGACCCTGGAAGACGAAGAGGACGACACCGCGCCCCAGTACGATCTGGTGAACGCGGTGTTTCTCGATTCAAGCCTGACCTACACCGGCACGGCCGTCACAACGGTCACCGGTCTGGGCCACCTGGAAGGGCGCACGGTCAGCATCCTGGGTGATGGCGCGGTGTTCCCTGACAAGGTGGTCACCAGCGGCACCGTCACGCTGGACAACCCGGCGAGCACGATCACCGTGGGCTTGCCCATCGAGGCGGATCTGCAGACCTTGCCCATGGTCTACCAGGGCGAAGCGTTCGGGCAGGGCCGGATCAAGAACGTGAACAAGGTATGGCTGCGCCTGTACCGCAGTTCAGGCGTCAAAGTGGGCCCCTCGTTCGGCAAGCTGACCGAGTACAAGCAGCGCAGCAACGAACCACTGGGCACGCCCCCGACCCTTGTGTCCGACGAGATCGACCTGGCCCTGCCCCCCAGCTGGCAGTCGGGCGGGCAGGTGTGCGTGCGCCACGACTCCCCCACACCTTTGACCATCTCGTCCCTGACCCTTGAGGTGTCCGTCGGGGGGTAGTGCACTTACCCACCGGGCCCCGGCCCACAGTGCAGGCAGCACAGGAGGCGGATATGTTTGCGACGGTGGCGGTTGGTTTGGCAGCGACGGGCGCGGCGGCGAACGGCGTGGGCGCCTATTACGGGGCCAAGGCGCAAAAATCATCTCTGGAGTTCCAGGCCCAACTTGACGACATCAACGCGCGACTGGCCGAGAGTTCCGCGCAGACCATCCTTTTCCAGGGGCAGCACGAGGAGCAACGCTCCCGCCTGCAGACGGCGCAAATGAAGAGTGCGCAGCGGGTCGCCCTGGCCGCCAATGGCGTGGACCTGACCGAGGGCAGCGCGGCCGAGATCCTGACCAGCACCGACGTACTGGGGGAGTCGGACGCCAACACGATCAACGCCAACGCCGTGCGCGCGGCATGGGGCCAGCGCACCCAGGCCACAAACCTGCAGATTGACGCCATGGGCAAGCGCACCGCAGCGCGCGCCATCAGTCCAGGCGCGGCGGCCACCTCGACGCTACTGAACGGCGCCACGCAGGTGGCCAGCTCCTGGTACACCGGCACGAAAGGCAAGTAAATGCCACGCGTTCCCGAACACAACAATTTCCAGGTGACGCCATCGGCGCAGCCTTCGGTGCGGTTCAACCCGGCGCAGGCTCCTGACGCGGGTGAGATCAACGCCCGGCAGACCCAGCAAATAGGGCAGGCCCTGCAGCAGTCAGGCAGCACGCTGGCCCGCCTGGCAGCGGACGCGGTCAAGGAGGCCAACGAGACCCGGGTCATCGACGCGGTGAACAAGGCGAAAGAGCGCATGTTCGACTTGCAGTATGGCAAGGACACGGGCTACTTGAACCTCAAGGGCGACGCGGCCCTGCGCCGGCCGGACAACCAGAACCTGGCCGACGAGTACGTGGGCAAGTTCAAGGAGCAACTGGCCCCGCTTGAGCAGGAACTGGGCAACGAGCAACAGCGCGAGATGTTCCGCCGTGCGACTGCCAACATGCAGACCCAGCTCTATGGGGATGCACAGCGACACACGGCCGGCGAGTTCAAGACCTACAAGATCAGCACCTACGACGGGGCAGTGAGCACCGCGCAGCAGCAGATCGCCCTGAACTATAACGACGTGAAAGAGGGCGGTCTCGTTGACCAGGGGGTCAAGACCATCGAGGCAGCGGTGCGGATGAAAGCCCGCGAGATGGGCTTGTCGCAGGAACTCGCCGACGCCGAGGTGCGCCGGGCCGCCAGCAACGCACACCGGCTCGCCCTGGGCACTGCCCTGGAGCGCAACGACGTGGCGTTCGCCGACGGGTACCTCAAGAAGTACCGCGATCAAATGACGGCTGATGACATCCTGCACACGCAGGGCGCAATCACCAAGGAGATGGACCTGCGCGCCGGCGTGCAGGCGGCCAGCACTGCCGTCAAGACCCTGGCCCCTGACCTGGCCCCCACCGACTTCGGCCGCATGGTGAACATCACGCTGCAGGCCGAAAGCGGCGGCAAGCGGTACGGTCCCGACGGCAAGCTGCTCACCAGCCCAGCAGGCGCACGTGGGGAAATGCAGGTCATGCCGGGCACCAGTCGAAACCCTGGCTTTGGCGTCAAGCCCGCCAAGGACGACAGCCCCGAGGAGCTTGCCCGCGTGGGCCGCGACTTCCTGCAGGCCATGCTCAAGCGGTACGACGGTGACCCGGCCATGGCCTGGGCTGCGTACAACGCGGGGCCGGACAACGTGGATAAAGCACTAGCGGACGCGAAGCGCGGCGCCACCAACGCGGGGCGCGGCTACGTTTCGAGCAACTGGCTTGAAAACCTTGCCCAGTACCAAAGCCCCCAGAACCACAAGCAAACGGTTGACTACGTCACCAGGAACGTCAAGGCACTGGAGAACGGACTGGGCCGCCCGCAAGCCCCGACCCTGGCCGACGTGCAGGATCGGGTGCGCACGTCCCTTGGCGCGGACGCCCGGCCCCAAGTGGTGCAGCACGCGGTGCA